CCCAGAGTTCGTTACAGACGCGCTGGTGCCTGCTGCGCCTGTGGTGGTAGAGCCGACTGAGATGGTGGCGGCTGCACCGGCTGCACCCGTGGCACCAGTAGAACCGGCTGGTCCGGTGGCACCAGTGGCACCAGCAGGGCCCGTAGATCCAGTAGGCCCAGCGGGGCCCGTAGGACCGGCAGGGCCAGTGGGACCAACAGGGCCAGTAGCACCCGTTGCGCCTTGCGTGAGGACGAGGGAGTCGTCGAGGGTCCAGTAGGTCTGGCCGTTGAACGTCACAGCCACGTAGTAAGCGTCAATGGCGACGGTCATCTCCCACTGGCCGGGGCCACCAAACGCGGTGCCGGTGGTGACAGGGCCAAAGACATTGGTGCCGGAAGTACCGGTGGTGGGGGGCGACTGCCCGGCGACTGGCTCGGACGTGAAGAGAGAAGTGCTGTAGGCATACACCTGTGCGCCGTTAAACGCACCCGATGGGCCAAAGACTACACCTGACAGGATTCCCGTTGTCATTAGATCACTGACTCACCTTTATTGATTGCGGCCTGTGTTTCATCAAGTCGGCGGCCCAGCTTGGCGTCGCCCTTAAGGGACGTGTTGGTTTCAACTTCCCACTTTGAATTGGCTCGTGCTTCAAGAGCAGCCGACCCCTTGACCGACTTTGGCTGCAAGCCGTTGAAGCGCAGGCGCTTGTATGCGGCCACGTCCTTGTGCTGGGCTTTTGTGGCCTGCTCAGTGGCGGCAGCGGTTGATCGTGTAGGCATTGCCGTAGCAGCAAATGCGACAGAAGATGCCTTGCATCCAAAACAGTCGGGGATGCAGAGTCCTTGGTTGTGGGGGATAGCGGTCATTTGATGAGTGCTCCGTAACCAGCGGCAGTCAGGGCCGTGACTTCCGCGGCAGTGATTTCTGTAGGCCCTAGGTATACTTTAGTAATCCAAGGGTTCTGAGATACGACGTTCTTAACCTCAACGCGGTTGGTGTAGTCGTGGTAATACGATGTTGAGTACGGCGCAGATGGATCCCACGGGTTGTAGGGGTACGGAATGTTCGTGTTGGAATTTTCTGCCGAAGCAGTGTCCTGAACGAACGTGCCATCACTCAACGCAAAAACATTGATGTACCGAGGGCGGTTAGAAAAGTACCGAAAAAGCCGGTTCGACAACCCGCCCATTGCAGGAAGAATGGGCGGGTTGTCGTACGCGACTGGCGGAGTGAATATTGCCACTCCGGACTACTTTCGACCTTGTGCTCCAAGACGGAGTGCGGCTTCGGTGTCCGTGGTGCCACGACCACCAGTGGTCTGGATCTCGGGACGTGGGCCGGTGGCGTCACCAACAGGCATGTTCACACGATCGCCACCCATCTGGCTCTGCTCAAGCAGAGTGGTTGGGCGGAAGTCGGCTACTTGCTTGCTATGCTTGCCCGAGTCAACACTGTATTCGGCATCGAAACGGCTAGGCATTAGTTGTCCTCCCGAACCTTAAATGGCATAACTTCTGGCTGCAGTGAAGCGACACCGTACTCGATTTGATTGATGCCAGTGATCATCGGGGCCATGTGTCCACCACGGTTGGTGTTTGCCTCAATGCCACGGTTTGCGGGGCCAGATGTTACCTGTGAAGTTACAGGCGTAGGAATGATGCCGGTGTCAATGCTGTTGGCACCCGTGCTACGCAGGTCGTATTCCGAGATTTGCTTGAAGGATGAGCGTGATTCCATTAGAGTCCTGTTCCTGGTGCGCTTTGAATGTGGCCACGCATAGCGGCACCTGCGTTTGGAGCGGCAACGACGCCGTGACCGTTAGGGGTCACTGAGCCACTGCCACCTTCAGCGTGGTTTTCTAGACCGCGAGAGTACCGACGAGGGGCACTGCCACCACCGCCCAATCCGAAGAATGAGCCAATGTCGTCTGCAACAGAAGCAACATCGTGACGAGCACGGTCAAAGCCGCTAGCAATACCGTGGCCTACTGAAGCAACATCGTGACGCCCGCGGTCGAAACCACCGGCAATTGCTTCGCCATCATCTTCCCAACCATCTTCTTCGACCGCGCTCCTGTACGCGGCGTAGTTTTGGCCCTGCCCACCACGGCCCGGAAGGTCTGCGCCAACAACACCATTGGTGTCGCCCTTGAGGGTAATGCCTTTACTTACGTTTTCACGATACTGGTCCCAGGTCATGTCCCCAATTTCGGAGGGGCGGCTCATACCGGTTGAGCGCGGAGTAGTTCCTCCGTCGTATCCGGCAGGGACCTTTGCGGTGGGGTACGGTGGAAGGTCAGCGTTGATTTGAGCGCGAGTCGGTCCGGTGTTTTTCTTGCCTCCAGCCATTACTTCCACCTTGCGTCGGTCATGTCACAGCAGCCGCAATAACATGGGTCGGATGTTTCGCCTTTTACGGCGCGTGAATCGTTTGCCGCAGCAGCGGCAACCCGGTTGAATGAGCGTCCGGGGATTGGGTCAGCGGCGTCAAGGCCGCGTCGTAGGCCAAGGCCTGTGGGTACAGTCATGCTTGCTCCTGTGCGTGTTCGTTTTGGCTCGGAAGTTCTTCCGAAGTGAACTGGTGGGAAAGGGGGACGAGTACGCCATGAAGGTTCGTAAGCCGCCCGCATTGCAGGCAGTGGATCTCATCGATCCCTGCCTGCACGTCGCGAGAACCGCAGGCGGCACAACTACGAGGCCATGGCATACCCGTCCCCTATTCCAACTACTAGGCCGCTGGGGTTGAGACCGTGGGCGAGCCGAGGGTTCCGACGCTGGTAACGCCAGGAATGACCACGTTGAAGGTGTAGGCAGTCGGGTTGACCGCGGTGACCTGGAACGTACCGTTGAGGTTGGTGTTCGTAGCGCTTGCGATGGTGACGGTTGCGTCCGTTGAGAACGGAGGAACAGTCGTGCCCGTGGTGAACTGGAAGGTGTTTGCGCCGACGTACGAAGCAGCGGTGATGCTGGTCGACGTAGCGGAGCCTTCGCCCGTGTTCACAGAGGGGTTGAACTGGGAGCTGGAGAGGTCCGTGCCCAGGATCGAGGTCGATTCAAGGCGGATGACCGAGGCCTGACGGAAGATACCGTAGGCGCCCAACCAGTACCAACCCAGCGGCACGAAGCGGCGCAGGCGGTCAGTGATCGGACCGGGAACAACGTGTGGGTACGCGCCGTTGCCGTCGATCATCGAGTAGGCCTTGGCCAGCGACTGGCGACCAACGATGATGGTGCCGTAAACGTTGGCCGACGAAGCACCAGCACCCGTGTAGATCGGGGCACGTGGGGTTTCGATCCAGCGAACGCCTTCGAAGGCACCCAGCTCACCCGTCCAGATTTCACCCGGCTGGGCGTAGACGTGTGGTGCACGCCAGCCCTGGATGTTCGAGGAACCTACGGTTTCACCCTGGAGGTCAGCAACAAGGTCAGGGTGGATGTAGCCAACGTACATACCGCCGAACGTAGGCACGTTCTGCGAGCGCAGACGAGCGCGAGCGACGCGGATGTCAAACGCCGAAATGGTGTTGCCAGGCGAAGAGGAGCTGGACCAAGCGGCCAGGCTTGAACGAGCAGTCACCGAGCTAAGCGACGTAGCGCCAAGACCGTTGGTGTACTGCACGTTGGTGCCGGAGTCCAGAGCAGCGCGGGCAAGGGTGTCCAAGGACACACCAGCGTTGTAACCAACTACGTTGGCTACAACGGGGTCAATGTCCACGAACGAGGTGCCACGCAGCTTGGCAGTGGTCAGCACAGCGTTACCGTATTCAGCCAAAGTCAGCGAGACCTGCGAGTCTGAAAGGGCAACAGCCGAAACGTCGGTGGTTTCGCCAAGAGCCGACGTGTTGATCGACAGGTCGTTGACGATGGTGAACGTTACCGAGGCACCAGGCATCGACTGTGCAGTGGGCTGCACGTCAGCGGCGGCGTCGAAGTAAAGTTCTGGGCGGAGGGCGAAGTATGCCAGTCGGTCATACGCCGCCTTTGAAAAGTCCAGTGTGGACTGGCCTGTGTAGGCGTCAGTCATTAGGGGTAATTCCTTTCGGGGTTAGTGAAAGGCTTAGTACATCCCCGGTGCAGAGACTCCGACCTTGCGGCCAGTGTCGCTAGATACGATTCGCATGACCTCTTCGACGCTACCCGCGTTGGCTAGAGCGGCGAGATACTCCTGCTGGGGATCTGGTGTAGCACCAACTGTCCCAATAGTTGCACCCTGCGCTCGACGCAATGCTTCGAGTTCAAAGTCATTCGACGGTGTTGCCTGCTGAGGCGCGGCTTCCAAAATACCGTACTCACGGGCCTTTTCGCGGATTGCGTCTAGGTCTGCTTCGCCACGGTACGCATCACGGAAAAGATTTCCAAGAGGCGAATCGGGAATACCTGCTTTAGCC